ACAGATAAGGAACTCGACACGCTACGTAAAACTTTAGAAGCCAAAGAAGCAAATGAGAAGAATGCTGAGGCTTCTACAGGCAGCGTAAAGGGTGAGAAACCTACAGGTGATTTTATTAGCTATGAAACATTCGAGAAGAACAAGACAGACCAAAGTTGGATAAAGAAAAACTTTTCCAAGATAGTTGAAAGCCGCGCCAAATGGTAGCGGTTATTTTATTGCGAAAGGATGATTAATCAATGAACACTAATAACGTAACAAGAGGATTCATACCTGAGTTATTCGATGCATCCGTGTATAGGACACTCGAAGATAACCTGGTAATGAAGAAAATAGCAACAGCAAAGATTAAGTCCCCTATCAAGGAATACGGAGATACAGTGTATTTCACAGACCTTGGAGACCCGACAATCAGTGATTACACTGGAACAATAACCCATGAAGCATTGCAGGATAGCCAGATAGCAATGCTCATTGACAAGACAAAGACCTTTGCCTTTAAGGTTGAAGATGTTGACGCGCTCATGACAAACCTTGACACCAAAGGTTCACAGTCTGAGAGAGCAGCTTACATGCTTAAGGACAAGATTGAGAGAGAGTTTTTCCAGAACATAGGCGCAGATGCAAACGCAGGCACAGCAGTAACAGCAACCATTACAAGCGCAAACGTTCTTAGCAACGTTGCACTTTTGGCACAGAGGCTGTATGACAACAACGTGACTGAGGACAATATGTGGATGGTAATTCCACCGTGGATGAGAGTTAAACTCCAGTTAGCTGGCATACAGTTTGAGATCAACAACGGTATAAACGGCAAAGGCGGCATGCAGTGGACAAAAGACCTGGGATTTTCTGTATATGTGACCAATACCGTATACAATTCAGGCACTGTAGATACTCCAGTATCAACAATATTGGCAGGTACATATCAGGCTATAGGATATGCAGACCATCAGCTGAGAACTAGAAATATCGAATTGCAGAACACAAGGGCAATTGGTATTGACGGTGGCTTGATTCTGGGATATAAAAATATAAAATCCAAGGAACTTGCCAAAGGAACCTTCACATACGCAGCAGAGACAACTATTTAATGGAAAGGATGGGATAACATGGCAGTAACAATAACAAATACAAAGATAGTTTCCTTAAACGCAGACCAAGAATTAACCTTTAATCCGGCCACTTCAGCTGTAAATGACGCTACGGAGGTATTCACATATACTCCGAGTGGAAGGGATAGCAAAATATGTATCGGCATGAAGAATACCACAGGCATACTTTCATATTCAATCGGTGCAGGTGCGGGAGTATTTGCGGCAGTAGCCAAAACAGGCACAGTTGCCGCAACATCTACTGATGTAATCCAGATTGAGACAGGCCGATATATGAACGCTAGTGGCAATATCCTAATAACACTTACTCCAGCAGCAGGCACAGCACTATTGACTAACCATGCTGCATCTATGTTCGTAATCGAGTTACAGTAATATGATGGGGAGAGCAATCTCCCCTATTTTCACATTCCCAGCGAGTGTGTGGATTGAAACCTTTATAGGAGGGATTTAGATTGATTTTTAAAGGCAGTGCTAGCCTTTATGTAAGGATAGCAAATAAATACGTACAGAGAGCCACAGGATTAAAAGGATTTTACTTCGATGCAAACGGAGAATATGCGACAGAGAATGAAACAATGTGCAAGGTGTTAAAACAGAGCTTTGAGGTTAAGGAAGAAAACAACGTTATGGACGATAAACCAGTAGAAAAGACAGAAGAAGAAATAAGAGCACTAGCTAAAGAAAAAGGTATAAAGAGTTGGCATATAAAGAGTATTGACAAATTGATGGCAGAACTAAAGGAGGAATAATCATGGCTATAGTTTATAATCCTTATGACCACGTATGGTATGGCACACATGCGGAAAGAACAGCAGTAACATTGCCGGACGATAGATTCCCGGCTACTGCAAAGTTTTTTGAATATGATACAGCAGCGGTATTTATAACTAACGGAACTGCTTGGTATGCTATGTAGAGATAAACATTAAATGGGGGGTGGTTAACATCGAGACTAAAAACGAATACAGATGCACGAAGTGCAACCACTTGCTTGGGAAAGGCGAAATAAAAGACGGATACATAGAAATACTATGCACTCATTCCGGAAAGAACACAGGTGGAAAGAAATGTGGTACTTTAAATAAAATACCGGTAGAGAAATAAACGATCACCCAACGAGGTGACCCGATGTCCAGCGAGACACTCAAGATTTGAAAAGGAGTGAATCGAATGGATATAGTTGCTTATGTACTTGCGAAAAAGGCGGGTGTAGTTGGCGGTAAAGTAACGCTAGGCACACAAGATAAAATTTCGCTTGGTATCCGTGGACATCATTTGCTGTCAACAGTTATTGGCGATTCAGCCAGTTTCATGATACCAGGGCAAACAGTAGACGATACCGGAAGTAGCTCAATGGTAGAATGTCGGCAAGAAGCTAAAGAAACACGCATAATCACTCATGGTAATAGTGCGGATGCATGGACAACTGCTAAGTCAGTAGCCATTGGTGACAGAATAAGACCTACGGATGCTAAAGCTACAGGGTTTGTATACATTGCCACAGTTGGAGGCACTACAGGAGCTGCAGAACCGGCTACATGGACTACAGGCGTAGGTAGTACGGTTGTTGATAATAACATTACTTGGACTCGTAACGTGGTGTTAGACAAGTCAGGAGCATTAAAAGACGGCGCATATCCAGAATTTGTGGATAAGTTTGACCAAGAATGGTTAAGCACCGCAGAAAATGAATATAAATACACCTACAATGTTATCCCACAGCAGAACTATGTACTGCAAAGGTTGTATTACAAATTCGGGCCCAATCTCATATGGGATGATGATACATGTAGAGTAAGGGTACACATATACAGGGGCACAAGCGAAGCCGGTACAAATATATTTGACAAGTCGATGGGATCGGCAGAGGCGACCGCAGTCGGACTGACCATAGCACCTAACTCTGAGATTTGGATTAATATCGATAATATATCTTACTCAGAAGGAGAAGAAATACATTTTGTTGTAGAATTAGTTACGACTAATCCAGTATGCCAATTAGCCATTGTGACCAATGCGGGTTTTGCACAACCGTGGCGAGCGGTTGACAGACAAATGTTTCAGCATGTTCCATTAGTTCCATATGATATGTTGTACCCTTCTGTGGTAGTCACAAGCCCAGCCGATGGGGCAATAGGCGTTAGTCTTACGCCTACAATAACAACTCTGCCTGGGGTAGGTAAATATAAAACATGGCAAGGTAGTGCAGACATAGCTCATACAGGGACAGTGGCAGAGACAACAAAATTAACTATACCGATACTTGCTGGTCAAATAGGCACTAGGGGAAAAATGGACGGTGCATTTTACTTTACCGCAACGAGTAACACAAACGTAAAGTTGATTAAGTTGAAACTTGGTGGTACTACAATAGCAACTATGGGGCTACCCGTGAGCACCGCAAATATCAGTTTTAACTTTGTCTTATGGTCAGATTCATTAACCGCACAAACCATAGTTTACGTAGGAACTGGTATAAGTGAAACCTTTGCTACCACAGCCATAGATTTAACAACCGCACAAGATTTAACAATTACAATTCAATTGTCGGTGGGTACAGACACTGTAACAATTAAAAATTATCATGTTGCCACGGTTTGTGAAGAAAAGGAACAAGTAGGCGAGTATTTGGTTAGTGGCACAAAGGCGTATGTTAAAAAACTAAGTACGCAAGAAATGACACTGATTGGCGAAAGCACAGGCGCAAGCGTAACCGTTGCAACTGCACTAACAGGCGCAACGCAATATCAAGCATATGTACAGCATAAAACAGGTAAAGGCGTATGGTTACCGTTAATGGCAGGGACAAAATTCACGACAGTAGTTAATGTAACCGTTAACATCAATACCTCAACGACTCGAAACGGAGTCCCTTTGACCTTAGTATCTGGCGATTTAGTGGAGCTTAAAATAGGCGAATCGGTAAATGCTAGCGGATATAATTTCCATGTGTCAAACCTTATGGCTGCATTTCCTCCAGCCGCTTACGATAGCGGAGGATTACGATTCACAGACGACCAGGCAACAGCGTTAAATTTCCAAGTGGCGTCAGTGACAGGGATAACGCCTAACAGGACTGCTACATGCTACATTGAAACTAACGCGAGAGTGATTTCTACGGCTAAAATTTTGGTTACAGAGGGGGTATAAGCTTATGGCTACCAATGTATCCCAACCCTCTGGAACTTGGGCGTGGACTCCTGCAAATCTATCGGCATTAACCGTATATGTTGACGGTGATAATCTCCCCAGCCTTGATACATATGTTAGCACTTGGAGCGCATTATATGGTAGTGGGAGTTTTGGACAGACGGGGTATAGTGGCAGACCTTATAGGGTTAATATTGGTGCTATTCCGTCCGCACAATTCACAGCCAGCGGTTCAGATATGCTAACTGGACAAATGGGAGACAACAGCGCGCAGGGTTTTTCGGCAGGTGTTTTATGTTATAGCGATACTGCGCAAGATTGGAAAGACGCAATTTCATTAACATATGGTTTTGATCCTGCATCGTCCGAGGTGGCAAGAATTGAAACTGGTGGAGGAAGTACAACCATGTATAGTGGGGTAGGAGTGACCACACCCGGAGTAAGCGGAACCCTCAATACAAGCTCTTGGATATTTGCATCAATGCGCGGAGGCGGTTCGACTGGCGGTACTAGTTTGCATAGAAATGGTGTATTTAGCATGGCTGCAAATTATAGCTCAACCACTATTTGGAACAGATGTATATTAGGAGCAAACTATCTTTATTCAAGACATATGCAAGTTGCAATTACAGCAGCATGGTGCGCAACAACCGATATAGGAGTAGAAAATATTATGAAACTTGAAGGTTGGATTGCAAGAAAGTATTCGTTGACAGGGAACTTAAGCACTAGCCATTGGAATAAAACAATCCCACCATTCACAAAACGTATTTTATTTAGCTCAGAAGCTTTTTCTTCTGTAGCGTAAGGAGGAAAAAAAATGGCAACTAATGTATCAAAACCTTCAACCGAATGGGAATATAACCCTTCAACCGTTTCTGGACTATTGATGCGTGTTAGACCAGAAGAATTAAGTGCAATTTCCGAAGGTGCCGTTGTTTCGACGTGGACAGCAAATGCGGGGCTTAATCTTACCGGGGATGTTACGTCAGGGTTGACGGTTAAAACAACCAACGGTCAAAAGGGCGTGGATTTTGCAGGCGCAACGGGCAACGCTTTTAAAAGTCTAAATAATCTCAATAGTGCAACTGCTACTTCATTTTCTATGTTTGCTGTTTCGGCTATGGATTCTGGAACTACTAACTTTTGGCGGGGGATATACAGCACTCGTTTTGTCGATTCGGCATATGGTATCGGCGGGCAAACTGGGTATCATGCGCTTGGGACAAATAGCAGTGGGCAATTGTACTGGGAAGGCACGGGTTTGACTATCGCAACCTTTTATCCCGTGGGTCAGGGAATGCAACTATACTCCGGAACAGCAACAAGCGGAGACCGGAAACTATATAGAAACGGTTCGCTTGCAACCTCTGGAACTGCTACTAACGCTTTATCAGGTACTACCAATTATACGTACCTTGGTGCCTGGGCTGACAGCGCGCAAGTTTGGAACGGTCAGACAGCAGAGGTATTATTTTATTCTGGGGTACTTTCAGATACTAATAGAACTAGCGTTGAAGGATATTTGGCTAATAAACATTTACTTACTAGCAATTTGCCGTCAACTCATTGGTATAAAAGCCATAAGCCACTTACCAAAATGTTATTTTGGGATAGTGAAATCTATTCCAGTGCAAGCTAAAAAACATTTAATTCAGCAGATTAATTAAAGGGGAGGGAAACCTCCCTATTATATTGGAGGTAAAAACATGAAAAAAGAATGTGAAATGATGGAATATGAAAACAAACATAAGAAAGCATTAAAAGATATGTCGGTAGAAAACATGAGACACGGTAAAGAAACGATTCATCAAGCAAAAAAAGAATCTAAAGCAGCTAAGACAGGCAAGACAGTTAAGCCTATGAATATGAAGATGAAAAAGAAATAACCTTGAAAGAAGGTGAAAACAATGTCAACTACAGTGCAACAGGTCATGGACATTTCATTAGCATTTTTAGATGAGATTGATGATACAGGTCAAATTAACAGTTCAGACTATTCAGCGCAAACACCAAGATTATGTACAGTCATACAAAATGAGCTTGTATCCGCAGGCATAGGGGACTTATACGCCAAGTACGAAGTATCAAACAAACCTTTTACTAACATATTAGGACATACCTCTAATTTCGATGTAAAGGCATTTGAGGGTACAGATTTAACCTTTGAAGGGTTAGGGCAGTGCAAAGCATACTACTTCGAGATAGACCGCCCAGGCACCGTATACGTTGAAGATTATACAAGCGGATGGAATACATTAGCAACGATAACTTCTACAGCTACAGGGCAGTTCACGGCGTATAAAGGGGTAGTCACTCCAACAGCAGGAGCAATAAAGTCAAGATTAAGATTCAGTGGTACATACTATTACCTTTGCATTAATCGTGCGCTATTCAATATACCCTTTGCACTCGCAGCAGATGTGCCGATATACGCACCTTGGGTAAGAAAGACTATGCCTGCTGACTTTAAGAATGTGACACAGATCATCAATGAGTATCCAGAGAGACAGTACAATAAAGACTCCGGTTATAAATGGGAAGGTCGCAATGAATTATATATTAACTATTACTATGAAGGTAAAGTCAGAATAGAGTATAAGCCGGTACCAGTAACATTAACAGCCTTGACCGATACAGTGCAGGTAGATGATCTCACAGCAACCGCAGTAATGCCTTATGGGTTGGCGGCGTTGTTATCCACAGCCAGCGATAAATCTGTGACGAACTATTTTGAGGACAAATACGCAGAAGCAAAAGCTAGAGCGGTCGTAAAACAACCATCAGGCGAGAGTAATATTGCGGACTACTATAACTCTCAGTTAGGAGGTTAAACCATGGCGAAATTAGATTATGTACCGTTGGAGCAATGGGAACTAAGCCAAATAAACGGTGGTATATGCCTGGAAGATTTGGAAATGAAGCTTCTCGACAATCAATCTCCTAACATGACAGACATGTGGTTTGCAGAAAGAATCCTGACTAAACGCTGGGGGCAGGAGGAATTCGGTACAGCCTTAGAAGTCGCAACAGTCTATCAAGCTTATAACGAGCTATACAAGGGCTATATCGTATTCCATAGAGGAACTAAACTATACAAGAAGGACCCGTCAACAGGGACAGAGACGGAAATATATACCGGATTAGCTGCTGCAAAAGGCAGTTTTTTTAATTTCAACGATATTCTGTATTACATAAACGGCACAAATTACATTCAGTGGAATGGTACAACAGCAACAACGATTACACCATATATACCTACTGTTATTTTGAACAGAACAGATACCGGCGGTGGCGATTTTAACGAAAGTTTTAATCGCATTGGAGCAGGGTTTATTTATGCCTTTGTAACCGATAATGTTAAAACATCTTTTCCCATGGACGCGAATTTAGATGCAACCGCAATCGTAGGTTCGCTTGATGCCGGGGTGACATTCGACAAGGTAGAGACAACACACTTCACAGTCAACCGTACAACCGGAGTAGTTACATGGCTAGTAGCACCGCCAACAGGTACAAACACTATGCGTATAAAGGCGTATAAGACCGATACAACCATTGAAAATACAATTAAGAACTGCAAGTATGCTATAGACTTTGGAGGCAGGAATGACACAAGAGTATTCGTAGCAGGTAACGGGACAAACAATATATACTTCTCAGGGCTGCTAGACCCTACATACTTCCCCGAAAGTAATTTTAAGCCTATGGGTTCAAGTGGTGATGTTTACGGATTAGGCGAACAGTATGACACTCTGATAGTGTTTAAAGCAACTGAAATGTTTGGTGTGGAGTATGACGCAACACAAAGCACTCTATTTTCATCGTTCCCGATTAATAGGGCTGTAGGCTGCAATATGCCTTGGACTATACAGTTAATCAACAACAAATTAACATGGTGTAATACCTATTTAGGCGTTCATACGCTTGTGTCTACGGATATAGAAGATGAGCGTAATATTCAACAGATATCCCGGAACATCAACGGTAATGTTGCACGGCTTGGAATGCTGGCAGAATCTAACCTATCAAGCGCATCAAGCTATGACTTTAAGGGCATGTACTGGATATGTGTAGGTAACAAAGCGTGGGTATGGGACTATCTATTAACACCATACAGTAGCACAGGAACTCCAGAAGCAGATCAAAAGATACTGGCATGGTTCCCACTTACAAATATTAATGCAAACTGTTTCTTTAATATTAATGGCACACTTTACTACGGAGACAGGATAAACGGGAAAATAGTAAAATTCATAACCAATAGAAATGATTTCGGGGGCGCAATTAACGGAGTATGGCGCAGTAAGGTATTAGATTTCGGATTGTCCAATTGGCTGAAAACCATTACTAAGATGTGGTTCAATACTACGGCAACAGTAGGCGCGACTATCATATTTAGGGTACTTGACGACAATCAAACTGAAGTTGAAAGCGAAACAATCCCAGCAGGGGCAACCTCTAATTTCAGTTGGGCGACATTTACGTGGGCAGCATTTACGTGGGCGGTCACTCGATATGCAAAGACAATATACATTAACAAAAAGATTAAAAAGAAAGTGTATTTTCAAATTGAATTCAGCAACAATGTTTCTAATGAAAACTTAGCAATAATGGATCTGAAAATACAATATAGAAAAGATAAGGAAGTGAAATAGATGGCTTTAACTAAAATGGGATTCAGTCCCGCGATAGGATTGAGAGACACAACAGCATATCCTACACTCCCAGCAAACGAAACAGCAGCAAGGGAACAGATACAGGGGAGAATGGACGAAATACAAGACTTTTTAAATGATACTATGACGGTTGAAGTTGATGCGTATCTGGCAGAATTTGCGACACAAACCGTTGAAGTAAATACCTTGAAAAAGGATGGCACAATATTTAATTATCAGAGTCTAAAAAATGTAATTAGGAAAATAAACTCTGGTGAAAATGTACTCATACATTGCGTTGGCGACAGTGTAACATTAGGCATTGACCATGCAACAGTAGATGAAACATTTGTTGCTGTTTTAGCTCAAAAGCTTGCCAACAAGTATCCCGATTCTACAGTCATTAGGTATGATGGAACATATGCCGATGGGGAAAATACAATTAGCACATGGACAGAGCATGTAATTCAGACAGGCACAAACGGGCAGAACATAATAGTAACGAGAAACGGAATCGGCGGCAACACTCTGATGAAGATATTTAACAGACCGCAAGATTATACCGGAGTATTTACTTCTGGTACATTAAGCCTTAAACCGGACCTTATCCTTTGCATGATTGGTGTGAATGATAGCCTTGAAATTTATACAACTAGATATGTGCCAGCCGAGGACTTTAAACAAGGCTTAATTGCATTTGTAAAGCAAATACGAAACACTCATCCTAAATGTGATGTAGCTTATATTACTCCTACATGGGTAGGTGACAACACCACAAATGTAACTGACTTGGATGACTATGCAGAAGCAATGAAAGAAGTTAGCTACATCGAAGGTACAGGACTTGTAGATGTGCATAAATTGTTTGTTGACCATTGGGTATTAGGCGCAGCAAACTATGGTCAAGGCGACTGGATGACATCTGACGACCCATATCATCCAACAGCTATAGGACACGCAGCAATTGGAGCAGAAATATTCAACATGATATTTGACAGGGCAACAAGGACAGAACAGCGTGACAGTGGGATATCAAAAAGAGTATCTTTGCTTGCGTACAATGCACCTGATATAGTGAGAGCAGGAACTTGGGCAGATAATACATTCGCATTAGGCACAACTACCTACCATGAGTATTTGAGCCAGACAGCAGCAAGTACAATTACAGCAAAGTTTAATGGTAATAAGGTGTCTTTATTAGCCAGAAAAAATTCTGGGTTAGGTTCATTTACTTTTACGATAGATGGTGGTGCTCTAATCACTGTAAGCCTTAATAGGTTATATCCAACTAGCAAAGCGGATTACACAAACGGTAATCAAGCTAGTTTCCCGTTGGAAAAAATACTATTATCCGAGAATCTTACTGATGGTATACACACTCTTGTAATAACGGTGGATACAGGGTATACGGCTTTCTCAGGGTTAGAAATCGAAAGTAATATTGATAATTCAAAAGTGCCCACATGTGGAAAACAAAATAGGGTGATTAATACCGGCAAAGCAACGAAAACAACCGTAACAGGAACAAGCACATATTTTGATGTAGTCTTTGACCAAGAACATTTAACCGTGCCAGTAGTAACAGCAAATGCTGGAACTGTAGGCTATATTGTTGCTCTTGACGTATCTAACATTACTACAACGGGTGCAAGGATATATGTAAGTAAGCGTGATGGGACTGATTTTGGAAGTGTCACAGTAGTAATAAATTATATTAGCATTGGATAATACGAATGAGGACACTATTACGCAATAAGAGCCTGTAATCTAGGCTCTTTTATATTTCCTTAAAGGAGGGATAACATGCCATTAACAGCACAAAGACCAGACGGAAGCACAACAAGTATAAATTATTCAGACCGTGAAACATTTGAAAAAAAAGGCTATAAAGTAACCGGTGAATATGGTAAAAGTGAAGCGCAGTTAAAAGCAGACAAAGAAGCAAGAGAAGAAAAAAGAGACAGGATAGAAGAAAAACAAAACAAAAAAAAGAGTGTTTCTTCATCTCAGGTAGTAACGCAATCAACAGTGCAACCGACAGCACAACCACTTGCTAGTGAAGCAAGCACTATAAGCCAATCATATGATGACCAAAAAGCTGCATTGATAGCATCTATCAAAGAAAAGATAGCGCAAGGTGTGCAAGGCCAAAAGAACATTATAAGTCAAGCACCGCAGACATATAACCCATTGCGCCAACAGGGAGCCATAGAGAGTGCGAGAGGGCTAAACACATTAAAGGAAACTCTAGCCAACCAAGGTAATCTAGGAGCAGGATTAGGCCGTCAAGAAATCATTCAATCAGGAGCACAGGCACAGAATGTTCAGAATGATATCAACCTACAGCAGCAAAATATCATAGACCAGGCTAACCAACAGATACAAACGTTAGAGTCAGAAGGGCGTATGTCAGAAGCGCAAGCCATATCAGACAATGCTATGGCTAAACTACAGGCTTTGATTGAATCAAATAGAAGGGCAGAAGATGTATCCTATAGGGATAAGACATTTGCATACCAGCAGAAACGGGATAAAATCGAGGATGAATACAGGCAAGGACAACTAGACTATCAACAGGCACAAGACGAATTAGACAGAATAGACCAAGAAGAGCAGGAAGAATACAATAGGAGCAGGGACACTGCATCGGATGAACAATATCAAAGTGAGCAGCAACGGCTAGTACAGGATGCAGCACTTGAAAACGCTATTGCATCCATAGGAGCTTATTCAAATGACTATCAAGCTGAGATAAACCGCAGACAGGCAGCTAACCCTAACGACCCGTTTATACCATTCCTACAAGCTGCAAGGAATGAAAAGATAGCACAGCAGAAAGCCAATGCAGATGCCTCAGCAGGGCAAACATACAAGAATGCTTATGAACTATGGAAACAGTCGGGCATAGCAACAGCACAGATAGCTTCTATTTTAGGTATACCGGTAGGAGCAAAGACACTGGATAAGCAAAAGGCCGATGCTACTAAAACAAGTAGTTCTGGTGGTTCCGGTGGCGGCGGCAATTGGTGGGAACAATAAAGGAGGTATTATAAATGCCTGACAATATAACACAAGAAATGGCAAAACAAGCGTATAATTATGCTTTCGTAAAATACAAAAATGATAAAAGCAAATATAATGCACTCCCGGAAGTAGCTAAGAAAGCAGCGTGGCAGTATGGCTATGACAGGAAATTAGTCGATGTAAACAAATTGGGCGCAGGAGCTAAAGCGGAGTATCAGCGGTATGTTGACCCTAACAAGCCCGAATACAGGCCAGCAGCAAGTGATGTGCAGCAGAAGTTCCCGGAATATTATAAGCCGCAATCAGAGAAGTTGTATGAAGCAACAATCCCTAAAATCATACAAAATTCAGGAATGATTGGGAAATCACCCAAAGAAATAATGTCCACCCCAACGGTTCAGCAACCATCAGCACCCCAAGTTACTCAAGCCACGCCAACAGTCGATAGGCGATTGCTGAACGCGCAAAGGCTAGAAGAATTGACGCCTACAGCAAAGCCTCAGATAGCACAGCCGCAATTGCCACGACAGACTAATGCAAGAGGTAAGGCGGTAGTGCAACAGGGTAAAGTACCCATGGAGGGATTAATAAGGCCCGACAATCCTTTTGCTCCTGCCGTAGTAAATGCAGTCAATACAGCTTCGTTGGGCTTGTTGGAAAGAAACACTGATGCCATACAAGGGTTAAGAGAAAAAGCTCCCATAACATCAACAGTAGGAAGTATGGCTGGGTATTTGTTGCCATTTGGAGCAGCAAAAGGCGCATTGGTAAAAGGTACACAGACATTGGGTAAAAGAGTATTGACGGATGCAGCACTAGGCATAGGTGTAGACACAGCTACAGAAGCTATAAGAGGCAAGGAAACAGCAGCACAAGCCGCCGGGAATGTTGGTCAAAATGCTATATTTGGTATTGCGGCAGACTTAGCATTGTCGGCATTGGGTAGCGTAGGGAAAGCAATATCAAAGAAGTTGGTCAATAAGCAGACATTGTCCACAGCAGAAAAAGCCATAGTCGATAGTCTACCGGACCAAGCAAAGAAAGAAATCATTCTATATGTGGATCCTTATGGCAATGTCAGGAAAACACCAGGAATGGATTTGCAACTTGAAGCACCTAAAACCGATGTATCGCAGATAGCACCAAGTAAAAATATTGAAGCACCGTTTAGGCTAACCCCTGCTGAACAAGCAAGAATAACACCTAAAACCGCAGAACCCAAGTTGACGCAAAGTGACCTGTTTAAACAGCCTACAACCGTGCAAACTCTATCAAGTGGTATAAACACATTACCAACAGCTAAAACAGCCGTAGAAACGCCTATATCGAAGCCTAAAACTACAGTGGAGCAAGTGCTTGAATCCGGGAAGAAAGAAAGAGGATTTGCTAAGACTGTTAAAGGTGCAGAAGAAACCGCTCCAGAGTTAAAGGAAATGCTGGAGAAGGACGTATTATCATATGATGTACTGGCCAACAAAACTACTCAGGAAAAAGCCGAAGCCATATTAAGCAAGGGATACACAGCAGCAAAAGATGAATTTGACAACTATGTAAAGTTTGGCAAACAGTACGAACCGGACAAAGTGGTATTAGGTGAAAAACTGTCCAGGCAAGCAGCCGAAGCCGGGAACCTTAAGGAAAGCTATGATATTATAGGGGACTTAGCATCAAAACTCACGGAGGCCGGTCAGTTTATCCAATCAGTTAAAATTCTGCATAAGTCTGAACCTGAGGGAATGTTGAGATATCTCAACAATGAATTGAAAAAGATTAATACAGATGGCTTGAAGAAGTTTGGGAACAAGTGGAATAATATTGATTTAACAGAAGCCGATCTAAAACTCATACAGGACACTAGAGGGTTAGATGATGCTGCCAAAGATGCGGCTATGGAAGAAATCGCAAAGAGAATTGCAAGTCAAGTACCAAGCACGTTTATAGACAAAGTGAACTCATGGCGCAGAATGGCAATGCTGCTAAACCCAAAAACACATATCCGTAATGTAGGCGGGAACTTGATTTATACGCCTGTACGCAAAGTTGACGATGCTATAGCGCAGGTCTTCGAGTTGGCAATAAAAAAAGAAAAGCGTACAAAAGCTATAGGATGGAGCAAGAATACTAACCTTGCCGATATAGTAAATGCAGACTGGGACAAATACGGAAAGTCTTATCTTCAAGGATCAACGTCAGATCGTTTCGATTTTGGCAGGGTATTAGGCCAGCAAAAGACAGTGTTTAAAAGCAAATTTTGGGAAGGAGTTAATAAAAAATCATTTGAACTTCTAGAGAAGGGTGATATTCCTTTCTTTAAAACTGCATATACCAATGAGTTAGGCCAGTACATGAAAGCTCAAAATATTACAGAAGTGTCTGAAACAGCTAGAAAATACGCTCTAAAGAAAGCAGAAGAAGCAACATATAGAGATTTAAACGCATTCTCTGAATTGCTTATAGGCGTAAAGAAGAAAACAGGCATAGTTGGTGAAGCTTTTTTACCGTTCGCAAAGACTCCTGCCAATATCACTAAAAGAGCGGTTGAGCATTCACCCGCAGGGATTATTACAACAATCGCCAAAGCTATAAAAGATTCTAACGCCGGGACATTCGATTCAGCAAAGTTTGTCGACGGATTAGCCAAAGGAACAACAGGTAGTGGGATAATTGGAATAGGGTTCATGCTACATAAGATGGGCGTTATAACTGGAGCACCGGATAAAGATAAGGATAAGGCTAATTTTGAAAAGGCCATAGGCAAGGTACCTTATGCCGTAAAGATGGGCGATAATTACTACAGTTATGATTGGGCACAACCTGTAAGTGCATTAATTGCAATGGGTGCAGCAATGAGTGAATCCCTTGGCGGGGAACCTGAGAAACAGCAAAAGGTAATAGACGGAATTATCAAAGAAAAGGGAAAACCGGGATTGGGCGAAATAACTTTCGATGCAATAGCAGCTGGTGGCGATGCATTATTCAATATGTCTATGCTTCAATCATTGCGGCGCATATTCGGCAATTCCTACGATAGTCCTACTCAGGCATTACTAGAAACAATATTACAGTACCCAAGACAAGCAGTACCTACATTGTTAGGGCAAGCAGCGCAAGCCTCAGACCCATACGAAAGACAAGTGGACTATTCCAAGAAATTGGGAGAAGGTTTGCTTGAATATGGCAAGTCCAGAGCTCCAGGACTCAGGCAACAACTACCAGTAAAAGTAAATATCAAAGGAGAACAAACCAAAACCCCGGGCAAAACTCCCTTAGGCAGAGCAGCATATTCGTTCCTATCCCCTTCAAAGGTCGGAGAATACAAGCCAAATATAGTGGATAATGAGGTTATGCGGTTATACGATGCCGAGAAAGACAAAACAATATTCCCCCGGACCGCACCAAAGCAATTCACGGTTAACAAGGTACAGTATGAATTATCCGTAGCAGAGCAAAATGAACTGCAAAAACTCATAGGCAAGAATCAGTATGAACTGCTTGGAAATCTATTTAAGTCAGGCAGCTACAAACTCATGACGGATAAGGTCAAAGTAAAAACAATACAAAGCACTCTTGACAAAGCTGTAGATAGGGCTAAAATGGAATATAAGGGAAAGAAGGGGATAAAGTGATATATGAAATCAATGTTGGATTAATACTTCTTATGCTTATCTTCATCGGGATAAAAGAATGTTTTAACGCTGTCAGGGGCAAAACAGAACCACTGAGCAAGGAAACGCGAGAATGGATGGCAACAGTACCTGATAAGGAAGAGAAAGAATAATGGATATAGCAATAACCGCAGCATTGGCAATAACGGCAATAGTACTATATCCATATCTACATGATCTAATTTATAGGAGGCGTTGAAATATACGCTTCCTTTTCTTTTGGGAATAACGGAGAGGGCAACCGCAAAGTAACTCCCTCCCCGACCGCAAACAAGGCGGTAAATTATTATACCGCACTTGACGGGAAAATGCAAACAAGGAGGACACCTATGGAAGAAAGAGACTTATTTATAAACCTCATAGACTTATCCACAAAGCAGATGGAACAAAGCGACAAATACAATAAACGCTTTTTCCTTCTAACACTCACAGCAATTATAGTTATAACGCTCAGTATGTCAGTGGTGATGATGTACTTCACCAACAACTATTTCAACACCCCGTATGAATACCCTGAACAATCAGTGACCAACACAAACACTAATACTAACACGAATGGAGGAATTGAATAATGCCTAAAAGAGCAAAACCACCGAAGCCAGCAAAGCCAGCAAAAACAAAGAAAATACCCAAAACACCAAAACCAATAAAATACCCTAAATATTAGAGGTGGAATCATGAGTTGTGAAAATTGTAAATTAGAATCACGAATGGAATCAGTCGAAAGCAGTATCCGGCAGATTAAAGAGGAACATATCGGGCAATTGCTTAAAACGAATGAAATATCAGTAACCTTTGAGTATATCAAGGAGAAGCTTGAGAAACTTGAAGCGAAGATTGACAAGATCACCGAAGCACCGGCCAACCGGTGGAACACAGTTATCAATACTTTAATCTCAGGAGTGGTCGCGGCGATAGTAGCGGCTTTTATGTTGTCTATATTGAAGTAGTTGGACAAGTATGGTATAATGGAATAAATAGGGTTGCCTAGCTAGCATAAAAGTGTTTGAGTGCCACTACATTCAAACACTTCCCCTAATAAAATATCTTAGTGGAGATGATTTTATGGGAAAATACAAGGAGGGTAACTATATCCAGTTGCCTAGGAAAGTATTCAATGATTACACGTATGAAGAATTACCGATGTATTCTAGATGGATATATACGGTAATGTGTGAACTGGAACATAAATATACCGGGAAGAAAGAAGATTATTTCTTCCGAAGTGACGAAGATTTATCCAGTGATTGCGGATTATCTTTAAGGACAATACAGAGGTATAAAAAGCAACTGATTGACCTCAAATTAGTGCAACATTGGAATACTCATTTCAAAGATATAAAAACCGGAAGACTCTCGGAAAAGAAAGTTTCAGCATATAGAATATTATAAGCAAAACGCCTGTGAGGCACTTTGCCCAAAACGTCTGTGAGACACCTAGCAAAACGTCTGTGAGGCGTACTATATAAGAATAGACTTGTATTTAAGAATAGACTATATATAATTAAGATTTAGTAAATAACATAGTGCATTCGCAAACTCATGCACATACATATCTCTAAAGGCGCCTTTAAAGGGTGCTTTTTATTTTAAGGAGGAAATAAAATGAAAATAGCAGAAAGATTGAGAAACAAAGTATTTCTTACATCACTGGTAGCTCTTATAGTAATGGTAGCAAAGCAGTTCAACTTATTTGAAGTGCCGGACAACTGGGAAACATTGCTTAACTCAGTATTGGCATTGCTTATCATGCTGGGGGTAGTTATTGACCCAACAACGCCAGGCATAGGGGATGGTAAGTAATGTTACCTATTACAGAAATGTTGTTAAGGAACCACAACCGGCCTAAAAAGAAGCTCATACAACTTAAAGGCATAGTTATTCACTATACAGCAAATACAAGCCACGGAGCTAATGCAGCTGCTAATAGAAACTTTTTCAACTCAACCGACAGTTCCGTATCAGCGCACTATATTGTGGACGATAAGCAGATAATCCAATGTATCCCTGACGATGAAGTGGCATGGCATGTAGGAGCTAAAAAGTATGCGGTATTAGGTGAACTACTGAGAACAAAACCATATTCGCCTAACTACTATACCATAGGCATAGAAATGTGTGTCAACTCTGATTCCGATTGGAGCAAAACATATTCAAATACGGTTGACCTGGCAAAACATCTATTACAGAAACATAAACTAACCGTAGACAACCTGTATAGACACTATGATATAACTGGGAAGGAATGTCCTAAAATGATGGTTCCGGGCACAGAATGGGAGAAGTTTAAAGCAAGCGTTTTAAATGCTCTACAGCGTGTCGAAATCATGTTCAAGGGCAAATCCTTAGACATACCATTAAAGATTGAATCGGGGGTATCATACGCGCCTATACGAGCATTGTGTGAGGGTATGAATTATAAGGTTGTATGGGACAACGATAAAAAGCAAATACTAATTGATTAGGGAGTATTTCTACTCCCTAATTCCCACTTAAAGCATTGGTTACTGTAAGTACTCCATGTTGGTAAAAGTCCATATGATCTTATAGCCGGTTGGGTATATGATGATCTTTTCAATAAAAATGCCGATAAACTCCCTCTTCTCTTCGAGGTTCCCGGCCTCAAATATATTCCTGCTGTCTTTCAACAAGCCCTCCAAAACGCTGAAATCCTTCTCCTGGTATTCTACAATTTGGGTTTGCAGCATATCCCTTTCATTGTTCAATTTATCCAATCTAACATTTAACGCATTTAAAGGCGTTTTGCCGAGTTGATACAAGTCAACGACTCTTTCTATCTGCAAGTCAATTTCCTTTATCCTAGACTCTATTACGGTGTTAGAATTAGTATTAGATTCTATGGACAAGTTCTCTATATCTCTTTTATAATCTAAGCCAAAGATTCTATCTTTTATTATATTATCAAATTCAATACAATTCATATTTTGGTTTTTACAGGACGGGTCCACAATCATATGTTTCGCTTTTTTACTCCTGGAGTAGCAAGCGTAATATTTATAATTATTATCCTTATAGTATGTATTATGCTGTACGCCATATCTAGCTCCACAATTACCACAATATAAAAACCCTCCAAGCAGAGAGTTATAATTCTGTGACCGCCTTATAAACTTGCTGCGTTTATCCTTCACCATTTCAAAATCTTCAATCGATATAATAGGCTTATGTTGCCCTGCATACTCTTTTATCCTGCCACAGTAAACCGGATTATCCAATATATCCGCAATAGTGCTAGAATATGTCCAATCTCCATATTTGTTCTTATATTTGCCCTGCATGATTCTTGATATTTTATTTATTCCATTGCCTTGCAAATACAGTTTAAATATTTCCTTTATTTGTAGTGCTTCATATTCATTGATGACTAGTTGACCGCCCGTGTAATCGTATCCTATAGGGATGAAGGGACCACCATGAAACAAACCTGACTTCTCCCTTTCAACTTGTCCCATAATCGACCGCTCCCTTATATTCTCCCTTTCTAATTGGGCAAATACAGATAGTATGCCTATCATGGCACGCCCAAAGGCTGTAGTAGTATCGAATGATTCATTCATGCTTACGAAGTCAACATTGTTCTTCAGCAATACATCTTCTATAAGGAAGAGAGTATCCTTTTGGCTACGACTGAGCCTGTCCAACTTATACACAAGCACAATGTCAAAGTTGTATATATCCTCTATTAATCTTTTCATTCCCGGCCGGTCAAGGTTACTCCCGGTATATCCAGGGTCAATATATTCTGCTGCCAATGTCCATTCCTTGGCGTCACAATAGCTTTTAAGCCGTTCCTTTTGTGCTTGTATGCTATACCCTTCGTTTACTTGGTCTTCTGTACTTACTCTTATATAAGTCGCTACTCTCTTCATAACTTCTCCTATCTAAAATTGCAGAATACAACATTTTTCGCTACTCTATGCCCCTTTTTTAGAACTCTCAGCTATTCCCCTATGTGTGCTCAAAAATGCATTTGCTGTTGCTATCAATACTTCTATCTGTGACGGTTCTAACCTCATAGATATATCAGCTAAATGCTTTATTCTATCCGGGTATTTTTCTTTCTCACCTACTTGTCCCAACAATTCCGATACAGTCATTCTAAAAACGTCTGCAACTAATACGATGTTATCTATGGTTATGTTTTTAGTTTTGCGATTCAAATAATCTCGTATTGTATTAGTAGGAATGCCTGTCCGTTTGCTTAATTCATAATACGTCATATCATTCTTATTGCCCATTAATGTCCATATTCTATCTACTAAATCCACTATTAACCCTCCAATATTATGGCGATAAATCAACATAAATAAAATAACATTAATATCGCGTAAAGTCAATAAAATAGAAGTAAATTAAAGGAATTTAAATATAATCTTCCAAAAACGTCGGAAATTCGCTATAATGGAAGTTTACGTTATAGAGAAATTCCGCTATACTAAACACATAAGGCAAAACAAAAGGACAAGCCAAACAAGAGAGGAGGTGAAAATATGAAGAATACGGAAGAACGCAAAAAAATAGCCATAGAGGTAGT